ATAAATATATATCCCTATTTTTTGATATTTACCTATTTATTATTAGATAAAAAACAGGCAAAATTATGGCAACAGACTACGAAATATTCAAAGGCAAAACACTCGGTGATGTATTTAAAGACATCTATGATAATTCCCACACCAATAAAAAACAATTAGAAGTTCTAATGAAAGAGGTGGTAGGGTTTATTAAAGATGGCGATACTGCTATCCAGATTATACCTATGTTGAAAGAATACTTAGAAATCAACGTAAAGAACGACGAACAACTTGTCAAGTTGGCAACTATCGTTCAAAGAATTACAGCAGCTGAAGGAAGAATATCGGATTCAGGAGATGAGTTCGGATTATCAGAACAAGAAAAGGAACAATTGATGAACGCAATAGAATCAGATGTTCAAGAGTTACAAGTGAGAAAAGACTCAATCGAGTCAAGTATTAAAAAGGAAAATTAAATGGCCTATACAGAAACCAAAGCAGGTTCTGGTATTGATAAAGCTTTTGATAATGAACTTATCACACGAAATGAACTATACGCAATATTAGACCAATTAAAAGACGAAAGTCAATTTCATCAATTAGAAATTTTTGAGGTTGTAGACGTTGATACAGAAAATGTTGGTTCGGTAATTGGTAGATATGTATATTCAGAACAAGGTGATTCAATAGAGGACATTCAAGATAGAACTTTTCTACCATTGAACTCAAACATAATCCAATATCCCTTACGAGGCGAATTGTGGTTAGGTCTTGATTATAAAGGACAACAATTTTATCTATCAAGATTAAGTAAAGATATAACTGATGTCAATTATAGAAAACTAAATGAAAGTGCTATTAGTGAAAATCAAACACTTGATTTATCACGAGGTGGAACTTATCAAGAGATATCACCAGAACACGCTGATGTTGAAGTTGGTGATACTTTAATACAAGGTAGATTTGGTAATTTTATAACATTGACAAGTAGACAATCTCAAGGTTTGGATGAGTCACCAAGAATAACAATCAACAATCAAAGGTCAATAGTTGATTTAGAATCAATAGATGATATTGGTTTGATTAATGTAGAGAGTGATGAAATTTTAATGACAGCTTTAACGGACGAAGTTAATATTAGAGCACTAAAGGATATTAATATTAATTCAAGTCAAGGTGATGTAAACATTGAATCAGAAAGTAATATAGTATTAAACCCAAGAAACAGCACTATTGAATTTGATATTAAGAATGGTGGTATGATTTTAAATTCTACAAAAGAGGGTATTCCATTTCCACAATTAGATATGATGGGATTTTTAAAACAAGTAACGGGTATACAACAATTATTTAAAGCATTAACTATTGGTGTTCCAAAACTATCATCAGTTGCCACTTTACCTTCTGGAGTAAAAGATATCGTAAAGGGATTAGAGGGCGCAAAGAATTTTATAGACGCCACAATAAATTTAGAATTTTTAAGTAAGGCATTGATGGAAACAAAAACCATTGAAGAAATAAAAGCAGTTCTACCAATACCAGCAGGGTTCGGTGGAATCATAGATGATATATCAAACATTACTGATAACCAAATAAAAAAATTACAAGAATTAGAAGACGCGGTATCTGAACAAATAAAGAAAGCATCTGAATTACAAAGCACATTATCAACCTTACCACCCAATGTTGCAGGTGTAAGTGAATTACTTGCAAGTGGAGACTTTGATAATTTTAGTGGTGTGGGAGATTTAAAAAGTGTAATAGCAGATGGAGCAGACCCAGAAGCTTTACAAAACTATATTGACAATGGTGGACTAACTAATTTTGAAGATGAAGTATCAGATTTAGGAAGTGTTATAGGTTCAACAGACCAAGCGAAATCTTACAAGAATTTATTTAATACAGCAGGGGGTTAAAATGAAGAAGAATGACTTAATAAAAATAATTGAATTAGTTGTCCGTAAAGAAGTTAAAAAACAGATGACAGAGATATTTATTAATGATAAAGAAGAAATCAAACTATCAGAAGTGATTTCTAAACCAAAAGTTAAAAAACAAATAACTAAAAAACAATACAGCAAAAATACAGCGTTGAACGAAGTATTGAACAACACAAATCCTTTGGGAAAAAGTCAACAAGACGAGTATCCATCATTGGGCGGTGGAGTGTTAGGTAGTGACAATATGGCAGAAGTATTGGGTTATGGTAATTTAGGTGGAGTTCAAAATAAAGAAATGGCACGAGAGATGGCAGCAGTAGATACAATCAAGAAACAAGGTGTTTCAGTAGACCAAGTTCCAACGGGTGTTCAAGATGCTTTAACTCGTGATTATTCTGGACTGATGAAAGCAATAGATAAAAAGAAAACAGGTGAGGGTGGTTTTAGACCTTAATAAATAATGGCAAGAAGTGTAAGAGAAATAGATAGAAATGATGACAAGTATGTCGGAATAGAATTTCCATTGGGATATAGTCCAGAGGGATTTTTCTATAAGACAAAAACTGTATTACAACAATCTAAAGCAAACTTACGAAACTTGTTATTAACCACACCAGGCGAAAGAATAATGCAACCAGAATTTGGTTCACGATTAAAGTTTATCGTATTTGAACAAGGACAAGATATTCCAAACAGAATAGAAGAAACCATCCGTTCATCAGCTGATAAATTCTTAGCATACATTAATATAATTAATGTTTTCACCACACAACAAGATAACACAGTTAGTGTTTCAATTGAATATTCGGTTCCATTAAATCCCGATGACATTGAAGTATTAAATTTTGATTTTAGAATTGGAGAATAAGAATGCCAGATTATGGAACAAATAAAAAGTTAATCAGTAAGGAAGTAAATTATCTCGGTAGAGATTTTACAGACATACGAGCAAATTTAATTGAGTTTGCTAAAACATACTTCCCAACTCAATACAATGATTTTAATGAAGCATCACCAGGAATGATGTTTGTTGAAATGGCATCGTATGTGGGTGATGTATTAAATTACTATGTTGACAATCAATTCAGAGAAACACTATTACATTATGCAGAAGAAAGAAAAAATGTATTAGCGATTGCTCAATCATATGGATACAAACCAAAATTAGCAACACCATCATTGGTTCAATTGACCGTTAGTGTTGAGGTTCCAGCAAAAATTGTTGGTTCTAATTATCAAGCAGATTTAGATTACGCTGGAGTATTAAGTGCTAATTCAACCGTATCATCAAACAACGGAACAGAATTTACATTAATGGATGATGTTAACTTTAAGGCATCAAGTTCATTGGATAGAATGGGAGTTCAATTATTAGACCCAGGTTCAGGAACAGTACCGACAACATTTAGATTAACTAAAAAGGTATTGGGACAATCAGGAACAAGAGAATCAGAAGATTTTAGTTTTTCAAATGCAAAAGAATTTGACAAAATAGTTTTATCAAACGATAAGGTAACAGAAATAATTTCAGTAACGGATAGTCAAGGAAACACTTGGTATCAAGTTCCGTTCTTAGCACAAGACACAATATTTGAATCAGAACAAAACACAACACTTACTGACCCTGATTTAGGTGAGTTTGAAATGGATACACCATACTTATTAAAATTAATTAAATCATCAAGACGATTTACAACTTATGTTCGTGATGACAATAAAATGGAATTAAGATTTGGTTCAGGCGTTAGTGACAATGCAGACGAAGAAATAATTCCAAATCCAGATAATGTTGGCTCATCTTTAGGTATGGGTATTTCAAGATTAGACGAGGCATTTGACCCGAGTAATTTTTTAAAAACTCAAACATTTGGATTAGCACCAAGCAACACAACTCTAACCGTAAATTATAATTATGGTGGGAGAGTAGAAGATAATGTTCCGAGTAACGCCATAGGTAATTTCAGTAGAAAAATATATACAATTTCTACCGAAGGATTGGATAGTGGTCTCAAAAGCACATCTGAACAAAGTATATCAATTACAAATGAGGGTCCAGCTTCAGGTGGTTCATCAACGGAAACCCTTATACAAATAAAAGAAAATGCAGCTGCATACTTTAA